TCAATCTCGGCGGTGCCCGTCGTCGTCGTGCACTGCCCCAGAGCGAGCAGCAGCATCGGCGTGCTCGCGTGCCGCGCGAGCCCTCGCAACAGTGTCGGTCGCATCGTCGAGTATCCTCTTGAGGGCGACAGCATCGGCCTCACCCTGTCGACGCGTATCCTCGGCGAGCTGCGACAGCGCGCCCAAGAGCTTCAGAACCGAGAGGATGAGGCCGAGCCAAGTCGCCATGATCAGCCCTTCAGACCCTTGAGGACGCCGGCGACGAGCGCGGTGCCGCCGGTGAGAATCGCCGTGGCCGTGGTGGCCGTGGTCGGATCGGCGAGGACGGCGCCGAGGGCCGGCTTGCCGAAGGCGATGGAGATCGCGGAAGCGAGGGAGAGGAGGCCGGTCAGAAAACCGGCGGACAGGAAGTTCATGAGGAAGGTTCCTTCTGTTGTCGGCCGTGTCGCCGGTGCCGCCCCCGACGAGAGCCGGGGGCGGAGCGAGCGACATGATCAGGCTTCGGTCCAGTCTTCGGCGAGAACGTCGGTCTGGGAGGCCAGCCACGGCACGATCTCGCCGGTGGCCGTCTTCATGTCGACGTGAGCGTGATAGGAGACCTCGGTGCCTTCACCGAGGATCGACAGGAGCGGCTCACGGTTCACGGTGAAGGTCGAGCCCTTCACCAGGAAGATGAACATGCCCTTGCCGTTCCAGCCGGCACGGGCGAAGCGCCGGCCCGCCTTGAGGCCGCGCACCACGGCGGCGAAGTCGAGGGGCTTGATGTAACCGGTGTCGAGCCCGTCCTTACGCACCTCGACAGCGCGGATCTCGCGGCTCTCGGTCGCGTGGAAATCCTGCACGGTGCCCGGCTGGACGGTGCCGAGCAGCGTCTCCCGGACGGAGCCCTTGTAGCTGTCGAGCGCATAGACTTCGACCGGCCATCCGGCATGTGCGTCGACGGTGATTTTCGTGGTCATATCAATACCTCATATCGTCCGCACCGGGGATCGGAGCGACTTGGTGGCCACAGCCGCAAGCTTCTGGACGCTGCTGAGGCGCCCTCCTCTCGCGACCGATCTGCTCGAGTGAACGCATGCCCTCCGGCACGCGACGGACTTTTCCTGCCGCGATCGCCTCGGAAATGAGGTCTTCGAGCGCAGGCATCTTCACGCTTCCTTCGTGGAGACGACGCCCGAGGGCGCCAGGAACACCCGGCGGACATTCGCCGGCTGATTGACGTAGGTCGGCCGACGGAACGCCCACGACAGCTCCTTCGGGAACCGCCGGATGCAGACCTGGTCGGACTGATTGCCGCCGAGGCAGTGGAACGTGTCCGCGTCCTCGCCGACGTACATGGTGACGTGGCCGCCGCCGGCGCGGGTCTTGATCAGCACGTCGCCGAGCATCGGCGCCGCGACCGAGCGGCCGAAGTTGCGCCAGTTCAGTGCCCACAGCGGATCGGACGGCGGCACCTTGCCGGCGCGCTTGGCGACCACGGCCATGAAGAGGCCGCACCACGGGATCTCGTCATGGGTGTAGTCGGCCGCGACGCCGACTTCCTTCGCCCAAGCGAGGATGGTCGGATTGTCGGCGGCGCCGGCCCCTTCGACGGTGCCGAAGAGCGCGAGAGCTTCGACGAGCATGCGCGGTGCGCCCTCGTCGGCGAGCCAGGCATAGGCGGCAGGCAGGGTCGGCATGTGGCCTCCTAGTAGGAAATCCAGAGGGGGAGAGAAACGTTGCGCGGGCGTGTTTCGGAGCCGCCCGTGTAGCCGATGCCCGTCACGCCATCGGACTGCACGACGTAGATGCCGGCGGCGACCGCAACGTTGTTGATCGTGGTTCCGATCTGCCCGCTGTGCGTGTGGCTCTTGAAGGCGTCCGCCTGTGTCGTTCGGATATTGCGGCCGGTATCGACGCCCCGAGAGTTGTCCCAGACGCGAATGAATTCGCCCCGGGTCTCCTGGAACGTGAACGTCGCGCCGACCGCGATACCCAGCTCGGACGCGAGATCGGGATAGTCCCCCTGTGCGTGGGTCACGTCGGCGCGCACCTCGAGGAGACCCAGCGGCGGCGTGGCCGTGTATCCGTAGGAGACGACGGCCGGCCGATGCCACGGCGCCCGCACATAGGCCCCGCCGGCCCAGACGAACTGTCGGAAGTGCGGCAGGGTGAGGATGATCACCGGAGCGACGAACGCGGCGGGGATGATCGACTGCTCGAGGATCACGGGAAGAATGGCATTGAGCCGATCGACCGGGATCGAGTTCGGGGCGATCTTCTCCGGGGTCACCGAGTTGGCGGCGAGCTTCGCCGTGGTCACCGCGCCGTCGGCGAGCTTCACCGTGGTCACCGCGCCGTTGGCGACGGAGGTCTCGTGGATCTGCTCGAGGGCGCTTTCCGCCGCCGCCGCCGAAAGCGCCGCCGACGCCGCCGCTTCCACGGCGAGCGGCGCCCCCGATCTGTCGACGTCGCGACGCAGTTCCTGCGCCACGATCACCAGACGATCGAGATCCGCGTCGATGGCCGCCGATCGGTAGGCGCCACCGCGCGTCACCGACGAGGTGCGCGCAATGTCGGCGTCGCCCTCGATCCTCACCGCGTCGCCGAGGCCGCGCCCGGTCGCCAGTACCACCGATCCACCGCCGGCCGCACCGACGCCCGTGACCGTATAGTCACCGGCGGCGAACGACAGCGGCACGAACAGGGTCGGCGTGGCCGAGGCAGCGGCCGAGACCGACAGGTCGCCCGCCGCCTGGATCGGGAAATCGAAGGTGAACGCAACCTGCCCCGCCACGCTGGCGATGCGGGTGACGGTGCGGTCGTTGGCCGTGATCGGTAGGGTCGCGCTCATGCCACCAGATTGCGGCCGAGCGCGCCCGGTCAACCGCCCCCGGGGAGAGGCGGTTTCGAGCGCTTCGGCAGCTTGCGGCCATCGAGCTCGAAACCTCTGCCCCAGGCCGCCGCCGCGAGATCGCGCGTGTCGGCCGACGTGCCGCCCTGGAGCAGACGAGAGCGCAGCTCCGGCCATGCCGCATCGACCGCTTCCTGTTTCAACACGCGCGCGGTGCGATAGCGATCGGCCAACGCCTGCGCCACCTCCGGCGAGATCGTCACCAGCTCCTCGAGGTAGCCGTCGGTCGGGATCGGCGCCCGCGTCGTGGCGAAGCCGGCAGCGCCGACCTGAACCAGAGCGTTGCGCGCTTCGGCCATCTTGAGGTCCGAGAGAACGTCGAGTGCCCTCCGCCGATCGACGGCCGAGACCTGTGCAGGTCCGTCGGCGAGCATGACGCGATCGTCGGAGAGGTCGCGCATCAGGCCGCCAATCGCCTGCGCCGCCGATCTCGCGCGGACGAGCGGATGCAGGGCCGAGGCCGGTTCGCCGCGCTTTCCCGGCACGAGTTGCGCCGCCATGTAGACGCGCGTGTCGTCGTCCTGGCGCCCGGCGAAGTCGCTCGCCTCGCCGGTTCGGCCTTCGTCGGAGAGCGCGCGATAGGTCTTGAGCGCACCCTCGAGCGTGCCGGTGCGCTGCGACACCAGATCCCAGAAGGCGGAGACCGACGACGAGCCGCGCGAGGCATCCTTGATGAAGCGGCGGGTGAAGACGGCTTCCGCCCATCCGGTCTGAGGCTTTTCGCCGCTCGCCCAATCGGAGAGCGAGAGCAGGGATCGCCCCCAGGAGCCACCGAACCCGGTGATGACATGGTCGATCTTCAGCGGAGAGACGTCCGCCGCCTGACCGAGCGCCTTCGCCAACGACGAGGTGCGGTGATTGTACTGCAGGAAGGGTTCGAGCCCCTGCATCTCCGGCGGTACGATCGGCCGGCCGGTGAAGAAGTCGGTGTTCGCCTTGAGCTCGTACGCCGTCTTGAGGAGCGGGTTTCCCTCGAGCAACGACGGCGGCGACAGCACGTCGAAGAGGCCGGAGAGGTAGCGGTGCGCCGCCGTGGGGTCCTTCTTCACCAGGGCGTCCCAGGCGAATTCGCCGATGTTGAGCACCGCCGCCAGTTCGAACGGCTTGGGGATCGTCGTCCATGATCCGTCGGAGTTCGGCAGCACCCAATGCGTCGCCCGAATGCGCGGGTCGATCTCGTCTGCATCCGGCCGGCGCGAGACGATCGCCCACAGACCCATCGTCGCGACGGTGGCGACGGCGAGCCGTCCCCAGGCGGCGAGCGAATTGTCGAGCTGGCGCAGATCCTCCCCCGTCAGAACCGCGTCGCCGAGTTTCTTCGCCGCCGGCACGAACAGTTCGCGCGCCGCCTTGTCGAGACCCTGAACCGAGGCGTTCAGGAACGGGATGATCCGCGCGATCGCCATCGTACCGGAGCCACGACGATCGAAGTCGAGCACGTCGCGCGCACGATAGGCCGCCTCGAAACTGGCCTCCCAATCGTCGAGCCCGCGCGCCTTCGCCTCGCGGTGAAAGACGCCGAAGTTGCCGAGACGCGAGGCGGTTTCGGCGCTTTCGCTCGCCTCGACGATCCCCTTGAAGGTTCCGAGCCGGTAGCGCACGCCCGAGAGCGTCGCCGCCGCCGTGTCGCGGCCGACCCGCGCCTCGGCGAGCGTCGCCGTATTGGCGCCGCCGGTGATGCCGCCGGCCCGAATGTAGCTCTGTGCCGCCTCCCGGCCGAAGAGATCGTCGGCGAAGCCCTGGAGCGACAGTTTCAGTCGTTCGAACGGCTTGCCGAAGAGGATCGCCGTCACCATCTGGTCGCGCGCGAAGTTGGCGACGAGGAAGGTCGGATGCGTCGTGACGCCCATCCGCAGAGCCGCCGCCGGCTTCGACAGCACCTCGAGCAGAAACGACTTCTCGTCGCGCGTCATGGCGTTGAGAGCGCCGACCATCTCGGCGCCGAACCGCCCGTCGGAGAGCCGCAGGGGCACCAGCTCGCCGCCCTCGCGATACCAGACGATCGCCTCTCCCCGCTCGGTGGTGAGAGCCTGCTTGAACGTGGTCAGTCGCTCGGGCAGGTCGGACCCGGGCGCGAGATCGATGATCGTGTCGCGCAGTGTCTGGACGTCGCGACGCGACAGGCCGAGTTCGCGCGCCATTTGCTGTATGACCTGGTCGGTATCGACTTCGACGGCCTTGCGCTCCAGGCGTGGGATGCGCTCGACGAAGCGGCCGCCACCGTTGCCGGCGAGATCGCCGAGCCGGCCGAGCGCCTTCACCGCATCGTTGCGGGCGATCGCCATGGCCGTCTGATAGGCATCGGCGACGAGACTGTCGATCGGATTGATCACGTCACGATCCGAGCCGAGGAAGCGACGCACCATCGCACCCTTGCCGGTCGGACCGGCACCGCGCGACGGCATCTTCGCCTCCGCCTCGTCGAAGTGACGCAGGCCCGGCACGTAGTCGACGATCTTCAGACCCTCGGCGTGCTGTTGCCCGGTGATCAGACCGGCGTCGAGTTTCTTGTCCCAGAGCGCGCGGTTCCAATCGTAGATCTTTTCCGCCGCGCCGACGAAGGCGGGATGCTTCGCCTCCATTTCGCGGACGTTGATCTCGTGATCGCCCATCGTCAGCTTGTCGGGCGGGTTCGGGATCTCGCCGCGCTGATACCGATCCCACTCGCCGAGCGCGCGACGGCTCCACAGATAGGACCCGAAGTCGGCGATCGTCTCTTCGTGGACGCGGGAGAAGAGATTGCCGCCGCCCTGCGCTTCGATCAGCGCGTCGCGCAGGGATGCGGAGACCGGCGCCGAGCCATGGTAGGGCGTGACGCCGAACTGAATGTCGGCGTGTCCGGAGGAGTAGGCGCCGCGCGCCATGCGGGCGAGCTTGTACGCATCGTCGACCGCCTTCAGTTCGATCGGCTTGCCGGCGCGATCCCGCGCGAGCCGCGTCAACTCGCGCACGGTGACCGCGATCGGGTGGAGATCGTCGAAGAGCCGGGTGTAGGCGGTCGAGAAGAATTCGGCGAGCGTCCCCTTGACGTCGCCGAGAGCATCGCGCCCCTTCTCGATCCAGTCGGGCCGTTTCGCCGACACGATCGTCGAGGCGACCGCCCGGGCCGAAGGCTGTTGCGTCCAGTTCACCCAGGCGCCGCGCGCCTCGATCAGAGCCGTCAGAAGATCCGGACGTTCGCGCTTCAGAGCCGTTTCGAACGACGCGGACAGACCCGGCACGGTGGCGTCGAGATAGGGCAGGTTGGTGACGAAGAGCCGCGCCATTTCGGCGAACCCTTCCTTCAACTCGGAGCCCTTCGCCGCGGCGTCATAGGCGAGCGGTTCGAGCACGGCGCGGTTCGCGGCCATCCACGACTGGATCGGCTTTCCCACCGCCACTTCGAGATGGTGGCCGAGTTCGTGCGTCAGCACGGGGAAATCCTGCGTATTGCGCACCCGCACCACGCCGGGGCCCGGCTTGTAGACGCCCTGAATTCCGGAGATCTGCGGCAATCGACCCTGACGCACCGAGGCCGGGTCGAGCGCTTCGATCAGACTGTCGGCCGCATCGCGCAAGCGCACGAAGGCCGGCGTTTCCGTGCCGCCCGCCGTCTCGGCGACACCCATCGTCGAGCGGCCGTTTTCACCGGTCATTCGGCCCGATCGCATGGCGAGATCGGGAGCCGGCGCATCGCTCGCCGGCCCGGGTCCGCCTTCGCTTGCCGTCTTTTCCCGCCCACGCGGCGCCGACGGAGACCTCCCCTCGCGCAGAGCCGCCTCTGCCGCCATCTTGTCGCCGATCGTCGCATCGGTGCCGACACTGTCTTCGGCGGCCGCACGAATGGCGTCGGGACGCTCCGGCGTCGGATCCGGAATTCTCGGCGCCTCCTGGACTCGTGGGGCGGCGTCCTTCGTTGCGGGCGATCCCGTGCCGCCCGCATCGGAAACGGCCGCCTGGGGGCTTCCCTGCGTCGGCGCGGCATCCGTCGCCGGCGCATGTTCGACCGGGGCGCCGTCGGCGGTGACGATCGGCGCCGGCTCTCCCTTGGGCGCGGTGTCGACGGCGGACGGAGCCGGATCGGTCGCGACCGGCTTCGGCTCGACGATCGGCGTCGCATCGACGCGACCGGTCGCACCCTCCGGCGGGCGCACGCGATCGACGATCTTGCCGATGCCGGCGGCAGCGGCGGGCAGTCCTCCGCCGATGATCGCGCCGGTCGGGGCGGCGAGGGCGGTCTGCATCGGATCGTAGGCGTCTCGCGTACCCCCGGCGATCTGGAGCCCCTGGACGACCGGATCGGTGGCGGTGTTGACGACGGCCGCATCGGTGGCGCCGGCCAGGACGCGGGCGCCGAATGCGCCCATCTTCAATCCCACCCATGCCGCCACTTTCTCGCCGAGGCCGACGGGCACCACGCCCTCGATCGCCGGGACGCCGCCGGCGACCTGACCGGCGAGCGACGCCGCCGCCTCGAGGGGTGTTTCCCACTGCGGCAGAGCATCGTAGGCGTCGCGCTGGCGCTTGGCCGTGGCCTCGGACGGCGGCACCACCAGAGCCACGCCGGCGCCGGTGGTGGTGTTGCGCAGCCCCTCTTGCGCGTTCAACCGAAAGCGGTCGAACAGGCTCGGGCGCGGCCCTGCCGTCAGCGTTCCCGACGACTGGGGAATGTCCTGATCGTAGGCGTCGAACGGATTGCTCATGGCGTGCCCCCCTGGCCTGCGCTCTTGTCCTCGAGGTAGAGCTTCGACAGCCCGGCGCCATATTTTTCATCGAAGGCGCCGGCGAGGTCCGGACGCGCCTTCAACATTTCGATCGCCCGCCCCGGGATCGGTCGCGCGATCGTCGGCGGCGGCGTCGGCGCCATCGCCCGATCGGCGGCCGACGTCTGCGTCGCGACGTCGACCCGCGCGGCATCGGCCGGCGTCGCCTCGCCCCGCTGCATCCTGTCCATGAACAGAGACCCGGCTCGCGCCGTGTCCTTGTCGACGCCGTGCACCTGTAGGAGCTGACGCGTCACCGCTTCGGAGCGGCTGCCGTAGCGCTTGGCGACGTCGGCGGCGACCGACTGAAACGCAGTCCATTCCTGCCCGGGCGCGGCCTTGGTCACCGGCGCCATGATCGCCCGCGCCTCGGCGTCGGTGAGCGGCTGTTGCGCCGCCTCGGGAATGCCGAGCGCGGCTTGCGCCGACATGCGCATCGACACCCATCGTTCGAACGTATCCGGCCGGCCGGGGTCGAGCGCGGCCTTCGCCTCGCGCACACCCTTCACCGCGTCGTCGACGGCGCGGGCCGGATCGGTCGCGCGCATCTTCAGAATGCGGTCGGCCTCCTTCTTCGCCTCGTCGTGCAGGCGAGCCTTGCGCGCATAGTCGGCGGCGCCGGGGATCGGCTCGAGCGAAGTGACGCGCGCCGCGATCTCCTCCCCCGACAGACGGCCGAGATCGCCCGCCTGCGACCACCAGTCCTGTGCGGCACGACGCTCGTCCGCCCACTTCGCCGCATCGACGGGACCGAGCAGAGCCGCGACGCGGCCATCGTCGCGCTGATCGGCGCCGGCCGCCGGCTGACCGCTGGCGCGGATCGAGGCGACGTCGTCGGCGAGACCGTGCTCGAGCACCTTGCGATCGAGTGCCGATCGCAGACGTTGATCCGCCGTGTCCGCGCGCGCCGCGCCTCGCATGTGCGTCATCAGCCCTTCGACGCGCGACCGATCGAGCGCGCCGAGGGCCGGATCGCCTTCGGCCCATCGCTTTTCGAGACCGTCGACCCACGCGGTCTTCGACGCCGCGTCCGGTAGAGCGTCGAAGACGCCCCGCAACCGTGCCTCGACCACCTGGTCTCCGAGCGACTTGCGCCGCCGCGCGGCTTCGGCCGGCGGAATGACCCCCTCGGCTTCGGCCGCGCTGACCGCCGCTCGCGCGTGCGACACGTCGGTTTCGAGCGCCTTCGACGACGCCGGATCGGAGCCGGCGAGATAGGCCTTGCGGGCGAGATCCTGTTCGGTCGCCGCCATCGCCTCGTCGGCCGCCGATCGCCGCTCCTCTTCGATCCTGCCCGCCCGCTGAGCCGAGAGCGCGCGTCGGTAGGGTTCCGCCGCCGCCGCCATCTTGGCGTCGAGCATGTCGCCGAACACCGGATCGGATCCGGCGACCGTCTTGACCGAGGTGGCGAGCTTGCCGACGGCCGCATCGAAGACGGCGGGATCGCCCTGCGCCTGTTCGTGCGCCTGGCGCAGTCCCTCGTGGAACGTCGAGAGAGCGCGCCATTCGGCCGTCGACGTTGCCGCCCGGTCGGTGGCATCGCCCCGAATGGTGCCGTCGCGCCGCAGGGCGAGCGGCCTCATCTCGGCGAAGGCCTGGCGCCCCTCGGCGACACCGGCGGCGGCGCCCTCTACCTTGGCCGCATGATCGGCCATCGCGCCGATCTCCGATCCGACCGTGTCGAAGAGCTTGCCGAGCGCGGCGAATTCCATGCCGTGATCGACCGGCAGTTCCGGCAGTTTTCGCGTGATCTCCGCCTGTCCGTCGAACGTGACCGGCTTTCCCGCCGACGCCGCCTGCCGATTGCCCATGCTCTCACCCCCGCTTGAAGATGTCGAAGGCGGTTTTCACGCCCTGGGTCGCCGCGCCGAGATATCCGGCGGTTTCCGCGCTCGACGCGAGGCGCCGGTATCCCGACGCCTTCGCCGTCTGCAATGCGATGCGGGCATCGGTGAGAGATCGGTCGACGGATATTTCCGAGGCCGCGCGAGACCTCGCCGTCTGCCTCGCATCTTCGGCGATGCCGGAGCCGATATCCGTGCCGCCGGCCGCATAGACGACGTCCGATTGACCGATCGCCCGCGCCAGCTCGCGCTTGAGGGCCGTGGTGCGCTGCACCCCGGCGATCTGTTCCTGCGTCGCCTCCCCGTCGGCCTGTATCGCCTGCAGGCGGGAACTGTCGGCACTCGCCGACCCCTGGGAGATCGACGACATCATCGCCCCGAGACCGGCCGCGCCCTGCAACACCGACAGGGCAGTCGATCCGAGGCCGGCCGCGCCCCCCTGTGCCGCCGTGCCGGCGAGCATATTCATCGGTCCCGACGAAGAGAAGAGCGACGTGGCCGCCGCGCCGAGCCCTTCGGCCGCCGTGGCGATGGGAGCGAACAGTGCGGTTGCGATTTCCATGGCCCGCTCCTCACTTGGTGGCTTCGATGATGATCGACTTGACCGTGAGCCGGCCCGGCCTGGTCTGCGTGATCATGAGGGTCGGCTCGTCGACATAGCCCTTGAGGCCGGAGACGCCGACCCATCCGGTGACGGGAGCGGCGAGCTCGCCGACGTCGGCGATCTGGCCCAACTTGCGCAGCGGCACGTCGATGATCCGGCCGGCGGCGGCGATGCGCGGCGACTGCTCCGGATCGGATTTCGAGAAATTGGCGGCCACCGCGATCGACGTCGTGTTCTCGACCGAGATCTTGACCGAGTGAATGCGCGTCTTCCGCGCCACCCATATGCCTTCGGCGACGAGACCGGAGAGCGGCAGCGTCTCGACCACCGGGGGCGTCCACCGGCCGACCGTCACGGACACGACCGGGCGAGGCAGCACGATCCGACCATCGGCGACGACGAACGGCCCGAAGACGTCGTCGTCGGCGATCGCCCAGACGGCGCGGCCTTCGTGCAGAGAGAGACCGTCGATCGTATCCGTGGGGGTGGCCGATGCGACCGTCACGGCCGCGTCGAGCAGAACATCGGACCCGAGCCGTTCGAGCGAACGAACCGTCACCCCGGCACGGTTACGCTCGACGATCGAGAATGCGACATTGGCTCCGTCGACGGCCACGTCGATCACGCGGCCGTCCGTCGTCCATCGACCGAACCCGGTGATCTCCTGTTCGCGCAGGATCGTGCCGATGCGGCCGTCACCGTCCGAGCGCACGGCGAAATAGCGATTGGCCGCACCCCGCGTCGCGGCCCGCTGGATCGCATGACCGACGAGACCTTCGAACAGATGCGCGCCGACGAGCGAAATCGACTGTGTCTCGTAGTTCCCGTTCACGTCGGTGTAGCGGCATTCGCAGATGACCCGCCCTTCCTTCTGAAGCGACAGGGCACCACCTTCGTTTTCGATGATCTGGCGCCCCTCGAGGCTACCGTATGACGACGTGATCACGTGATTTGGCGCCGTCGTCTTGGAAATCGCGCGATCGGACAGCCAATATTCGGCCCCCGTCGTGTAGATCAGCAGGTTCCTCGTCGCATAGAGCTTGACGATCGCTTCGCCGCCGGGAATGTCCATCGGCACGATCGCCGAGCCGTTGGCCTCTTTGAGGCGATTGTCGAAATTGTAGTAGTCGCCCTCGATCGAATACATCCAGGCGTTCGGCAGGCTCGAAAAGCCGGCGATGATCAGTCGTTGCTGATAGAAGGTGCCCGTGCGCGGCCAACCGCGCGCCGCCGAAATCACCGGCTCTCCCGGCGCCGACCCCGACACCTTGTGGAACGAGACGACGGCGGCATCGGCCTTGTTGACCACGTGGCCCGACACCGCCCATCCGTCGCCCGTGTTGCCGGAGCCGGCGAACCGGATCACGAACCGATCGGCGGCGGCGGCCCACACGATCACACCGGGCGAGATGTTCGGCAGATCGAGAATGGCCGCCTGGATCGCCGCGGCATTGGCGCCCTGGAGCGAGGTCGTATCCTGACCGGAGACGGTGAGATAATAGACGGTGTCCGAGGCCATGCCGACGAATTGGATTTCCCATTCGGCCGGCACGCCGTTGGTATAGGTCGCCCCGTAATCGTAGTTGGGAAGGTGTTCGAACGGCGCCTGATCGATGATCCACGACGTGGGCCCCTTGCGGACGACACGGTGTGGCGCGACCGACCGATGCCAGAAGAACGCCGTGTCGAGCTGCTGGCACTGGTCGAGATCCGGCAGATGATCCGAGACGTAGGGCGACGACAGCGTTGCGACCTGCGCACCTCCCGCCCACACCGAGAACGTGTTGGACGAGGCCACGATGATTTCGGCGCTGCCGTCGGCGGCGGTGAAGGGATAGACACGGCGAGCGGTCGCCGGCAGATCGCCAACATGATGGGTTCGCGGCGCCAGAGTGAATCCACCTTGGGGCACCGCCTCGACGTTTTCCGCCCATCGCAGTCCGCCGTTGTAGGCCTTCTGCTCCGGACGATTGTCGAGCATCCGGTCTATCTCGAGCGAAGCGAACGTCGCCTGGATCTTGCCCGGCCTTGCGGTCATGTCGTCAGCTCCGCCAAGCGGTGAGAAGCGGGTTCGAGCCCGTCATCCGACGCGGAGGCGTGGCCCGGCCGTCTTCGTTGATCGCCGCCCGCATCAGCCCACCGCGCCACTGTTCCTCGGGCGTGCCGTAGGCCTGCCGCAACAGGCGATCCTGTGCATCCTTGTCCGAGGACCGCGCGAACGCGTAGCGCCCCGCCAGGGCGACGACGAGCGTCTGTCGGAAGGTCGACGACCACGACGCGACGCCGGGAGAGATCTTGCATCGCGCCCACAGGGCCACCGCATCGCTCGCGACGACGTCCTCGAGCAGTTCGTAGGCGGAAAAGGTCCGGTCCGGATCGGTGGCGTCATCGGTGACCGACAGGGGAGGTCCGATCCGTTCAGGCGGCAGAGCGTAGAGGTAGGCGTGACCGGTCGGCGCATTGCCGTCGATCCGCGACAGGGCGAACAGACGCCTGGACCACGAGAAGAGATGGACGCCGAGAGCGAAATTGAGTTCGTTTCGGAAGATCCGTTCGGCGTCGAACCCGCGTTCGTCGTCCGTGAACGAGCCTATGCCTTCGTCGCCGATCAGGGCGAGAGCATCGTTGACGACGTCTTCGTTGGCGAACATGACGATCTCCCTGGAAAAGCCGTCGCCCGGCTCTCGCCGGGCGACGGGGCACGCGAAACGTCTCTGACGGCCGCGCGCGCGACGTCGGCGGGACGTTTTATTGTCGACGATCAGGTGTAGGTGAACTTGGCGATGGTCACCGCCGTCGAGGTCACCGCCGTCACGATGTAGAGCTTGCCGAGCGGCGAGCCGTCGAGGTCGAGCGAGGCGATGATGACGTCGCCGACCGTGAGCTGAGCGACGGCGGCGTTGAAGTAGCCGGCCGCCTCGACGGTCGCGGCATCGTCGTTGGTGGCGAAGCGATAGAGCGACCGGACGGAGCCGGCGCCGGTCCCGATCGCGACGGCGGCGTCGATACGCGCGAAGCCCTTGATGTCGAAAGCCATGTGGCACCCGTTTCATGAGAGGGGGAGAGGAAGAGCGAGGCGTATCTGCCTCGCCCGAGATGCCCGAGGCATCAGTTCATGGTGATCGCGCCCGTCGAGGAGACGCGGGCACGGATGATGCCGGTGGCCTGCGACGTGTCGCCGCCCGGCTTCATCAGAGCCTTGGCGAGCCCCTTGGCGCGGGAGTTCATCGACCACGCGGTCTTCTTGTTCTCCCAGGCCCAGTCGGTGACGAGATCGGTGTTGTTGCCCCAGCCGATCGCCGACTTGTGCCACATGAAGAGGTCGAGCTTGCCGGCCGACGGAACCTTGAAGAACCGCTTCGGGTACATGAAGAAGTTGACGCCGTTCCAAAACCGCGTCGCCGTCCGCTTGACGAAGGGGATCTGGTCGCCGACGTACTGCGAGTTGGTGAACTGCGGATACCCCATCAGCATGTTCCACAGCAGCGGCGGCAGAGGGCAGTAGACCTCGCCGTCCCACGACACGTCCTGATCCTCGAGCAGCGTGCACATGGTGAGAACCGACGCCGGCGTGAAGTTTCCGGCGGAGAAGTCGACGTAGCAGGTCGGATCCGAGGTCGAGGCATTGGCGTCGAGCTCGTTGATGATCGCCTTGTCGGCGGCACGGCCGAGCGCCTTGGCGCCGATGCGGATGACGGAACGGCGCTCCTGCGGACCGGCGCGGTCGGCATCGAACTCCTTGATCAGCTCGTACGCCTGCCAGGTCTTCAGAGAGCCGGAGACCTTCCAGCGGCCGGAGTTCATCGGCCGGGCATCGCTGTCGGAACCGTCCATCTCGACGGCTTCGCCGGTGCCTTCGAGGAACCACGTCGCCTTGTCGGCGCTCACCTCTCCGGCATTGCAGACGGTGGGGCGCAGCACGTTGCCTTCGTTCTGATAGATCGGGATCGCTTCGTTGTTGAACTGTTCGATGAACCAGTTCGGCATGTCCTTGGCCATGATGGACCTCATGTGATCGGTGACGGTGCGGCGTCGCCGGTCGGATGGCCACGGAGGGAACGGGTCTCGGAGATGGCCGTTCGTCGCGCGGGTCTCGATCGCTTGCCTGGACCGATCCTCGGTCACGTCGAAACCCGTCAACTGCAGACGGCCGAAATGGAAACGCCGCCCCAGGGGCGGCGCCGAGATCATCCGAAGGTGCGTGCGGGTGTTACCGGATGGACGATGGCCGATGCCAGCAGGACGGGGAGCACGGCCGTGTCGGGCACCCACAGATTGACGTGGAAACCGTCCACCGGCTCGGTCACCGCCCACCCGTCGGCATCGATCCGGCCGGTGTCGTGACGCAGGAGACCGATCACGTCGACGTCGATCCTCAGCCCATCGACGACGACCACCGAGGGCACCTCGTCGAGCGCTCCGGCATCGTCTCCCGTGATCACTCCGAACGCCGCCAGCGCTTCGGCGACCCCGGGGAAGCGCAGGAAGATCGTCTGCATCGGTCAGATCTCCTCCAATACCACGGCGCAGAGCGCACCGTAGGTCGCACCCGTCGCACGGACGACGGAGATCGCGATGTTGCCTCCCGCGTCCGGAGCGATTGCCGCGTAGAGCTCGGGGGTGACGTTCGCCAACGCCGTGACGGTGCGCGCCGCCTGTGCGACCGCCCCGGTGACCGTCAGCGTCGTGTTGTAGCCGGCCACGCTCTGCGAACAGAGGAGCGACAAGTTGTAGGACTTCGCCGGATTGAGCCCCGAGATCGTGAACACGATCGCCGTCGCCGCCATGCGCGCGCCGCCCGCCATGATGGCGTCGGGCACGAGCGCGGACGCATTTCCGGTGGTCGAATAGCCGCCGGCGAAGATCGCCGAGAGCGCCGTGGCGCCGAGCGTCATCGTCCAACCGCTCGCCACGGCGAGCGACTGATCGGTGAGCGCGAGGGCCGATCCCGCCGCCGTGGCCGACCATTGGTCCCACGGGAGGTGAGACGCGAAAGCCGTGGTCGAAAAACCGACCTGTACCGTCTTCTTCACCGGGCGGGGATATCGAGCACGTGGGAGCGCCTTCGTTCCGCCGATCGACGCGTCCGCCGCTTCCTTCGCTGCGATCAGGGCGAGCAGTTGCGGCCCACAGATCGCCGCAGCTCGATTGTTCATCGCCGTCGTCGGGTGCGTTCCATCGCCCGACGCCGCAATGTCGACCGGCCACTTGTCCGGATACGACGGATTGAGTGCCGCGCTCATGTCGACGACGCCGTCGAGGAACGCCGGGGAGCCGAGCAGCCACGCATTTTGCGCGAGACGCACGCTTTCGGAGGCGCGCACCGTCTGATTGGCGTAACTCGTCCACCCGTCCGTACTGTCGGTCGCGGGAAGCATCGTCACCGCGAAGACGTATTTGCATCCGGAGGCGCGCATGTTGGCGGCGACCGACGCATAGCGAGCCTGGATCGTGGCCAGCGTCGCGCCGCCGAATGCATCGTTGATTTCGTGGCCGATGATCCCGTATTTGACGTTGCCATTGCTCAACGACATGCAGTTGAGCGCCGAATAGGCGGCGACCAGCGTCGACGACGGCGCCGTCATGCGGACGATGCCGAAGGCGTCGTTCAAGGCCCGCGCGATCCACCCCGGGTTCGCGATGTTCGACCCGGCCGTCTGGTCTCCGCCCGCGCCGTCGTCGATCGACGTGCCGGCGAGTAGGACGCCGGGTGTTCCGGTGACGCCGTAGATCGCCGCCGCCCCCCAGGCCTGCCCGGTGGTCGCCAGCGGCAGGGCGTTGGCACTGCCGGTCGGGAAGGATGCCGCCGATCCGTAGGTCGCGAACGCTCGGAACGCCGAATATTCGCCGAGGCCGGCGAACACGGTCAGAGGACAGTCGAACGCGGCCGACCCCGTCTGGCGATAGCTGATCTGTTCGAAGATCACGTCGCCCTTCGCCGGAGCGATCGGCACCGGGTCCGACCACACGTCGTCCCAGGGATTGAGCGTGATGCTCTTCGCGCCGCCGAATTTGACCTGCGTCATGACGCCGACCGGATATTCGACGAAGACCTCATCGATCTGCCGCTGCGTGGCCGTCATCGCCTTGTCGCCGGCCGATCCGGCGGTGAACTGCCATCCGACGTAGCGGAAGCGAATGCCCTGAGGCGCGGCCACCGCGATCGGGTGGCGGATGCGGCAGTCGTGGCGGTTCGTGGTCGCCGATGTGTACTGGAAATCGCGCGTGGACGACCGCGACGTGATGGGCGAGAGCGTCGAGGCGGTGAAGCCGAGGGACTGGAATTGAAGACCCGTCGCGCTCGGGCGATCGGCGAGAGACCAGCCGACGAGACGGCGAATGCGCAATGCCTGACCGGCCGCGAGGCCTCCGGAGGCGCCGAGGTAGAGCGTGCTGCGGTCGACGGCCATCGCAGCCGACGAGAGCCGCGCCGCCGCACCGCGCGCCGCCGCGCCACGTCCCGATGCACCCCAGCCGACGGCGAGGCGCAGATTGTCGTTGGCGGCGGGCGTCTCGGTGGCGAGCATGGTCGACCCGTCGAGCAACGCGTGTGCGGGCGCTCCGGAGCGCAGCGACAGGACCCGCCCCGCCGACGGTCCGCCGACGATCGTCTGTTCCGCCACGGTGGCCGTCGCCGACGCCATGATGGCCAACGCCGACACGGCACCCGCGAGGCTCGACAGCGTCACGACGTCGGCCGTGCGCGTGACGGCCGATCCGTTCGTGACGACCGGAGACGTCGGTGCGGTCGCCATCTCGAGCTGCGGCAGTGCGACGTCATAGGTGACGTCGACGGCGGTCCCAGACGCCGCCCACTGCGCGTAGATACTCGTGATGACGTAGGCGACGCCGGCGATCGAAAGGGTCCGCGTCGTCGATGCGCGTTGCCATGTCGACGACAGTTGCAGCGCCGAGCCGCCATTACCCAAGTAGGCGCCGGACGAGTTGTTTTCGGTGATGATGAGGGCAGGGTAATTGACGGGGAACGAGCCGGAAATCAGGCGGATGAAGATGCTCGACGTCCACGTCTGCCCGATCGCCGCCGCCGCCAGCGTACCGAGCGCGTCGGGGATCATCGAATGCGCTTGGGCCGCCGCCGTCGTCGTGCCGGAAACGCGAATTCTGACGAACGGCATCCCGTTCGACGTTCCGACGGCCACGACTTCCGTCGACAGACCGGATCCGCCGCTCTTCGTCCAATACGTCGGCATGGTGCCGGGGGCACCGACGGCGGCGCCGGCGCCGATCGAATTGCGGACCGCATTCGTGGTCGGCCCCTCGAGCAGCAGCTCCGGCGCACCGGAGGTCCAATCGATGCGGGGCACGTTGGCCGGCGCGGTCTGGAGCACACCGGACGCGTCGACATAGGTTCGGACGGTCGACGGATTGGAGACCGCGATGATTTCCGACAACGTCGCCGCGCGCCCGGAGAGCGCGTAGCGATCGTTGGCGGCGTCGAGCGCGAACAGGGGCGAGGCCCCGTCGAGCAACAGATCGGCCGATCTCCACCAACCTCCCGGCCGTTGGTTCGTGCGGGACGTGCGCGACAATCCGAGACCGGGACCGACCATGGTTCACTCCAGATGCAGCAGAACTTCGAGCGTCCCGGCGGTGAGACCGGCGGAAAGATCGCTCGAGGTGAGCCAGAACCGTTTGGCACCCGCGTCGATGACGCGCGTGCTGCCGGCGAGCACCGTGATCGTCACCGGCGAGAGGTCGGCGAGATCGGCACGACCGATCGGCGTGTACTTCACCTTGGCGTTGGTGGTGCCGGTGTTCGTGACTTCGAACGCCTTCGCCGCCGTCGCGAGGTCGGCGCTGTCGGAGAGCTGCGACTGTGCGAGATTGGCGGTGCGAACCGAGGGATCGGCCCGTTTCGCGGCGAAGTCCTTCATCGGGTCGAACATGATCGTCTCCTGCGTCAGCCGAAGATGCGGCGATAGTCTTCGTCGTACTGCTTGCGCACGCGCTGATCGAACTTCGGCGAATTCGGATCGATGCGCGGATCGGAGGCCATCGCGCGCAGATCTTCCTTCGACGTCGCGTTGGCGCCGACCTGCGCACCCTCGATCTGGGGACCACGCGTACCGAGGCGGCCGCGAATGGCATTGAGCGCCAGGAGCCCGTCTCCGGTATCGGCCAGAGCGGCGAGCATCGCCTTCGGCCCATCGCCGAGGCCGAGCTGCGTACCGAGCTGATCGGCGAACGCCACCGTCTCGGTGACGACCTTGGCGAGGCTCGCCTTGCCCTCGGCCGTATCCGGCAGGTTCAGACCCTTGCCGATCTTGGCGAACTCGGCCTTGGGATCGAACGCCGCCGGGATGACCCCGGCCTTGACCAGCTCGCCGACGGTGCCGCCGACGATCGCTTCGTATTCGCCCTTCGACAGGCCGAGCTTGTGCGAGATGCCCGAGAGCACGCCGAGGACCGGATCGTCCTTTTCCTTGAAATAGGCCTTGAGATCGTCGGGCGGGGTATAGGTGTACCCCGCGACGTCCTTCGGCACCTCGCCGCGCGTTGCCGCCTTCTGACGGAAGCCGTCGAGCGCCTTGAACGTCTTGTCGAGCGCCTCGTCGGCCGTCTTGCCGGCGAGATGATCGGGAAGCCAGTCCGGCTTGGCCCAGGCGCCGGCCTGGGGCGCGCCGTCCTGGGGCGCACCGGCCTGGGGCGCACCGGCACCCGCCGAAGGCGCGGCCGTGCCGCCGGCCGAAGCCGCCGCCGCCGCGGCAATGGCCGCAGCCCCGGAAGCGGGCGCACCCGCACCGGCACCGGCGCCGACACCAGAGCCGGCACCGTCTTCGGCTGCGAAAACGATACGAACGAACGGGGATCGCGAGTGGATGCGCATCAGTCTCTCCTTCCGGGGGCGGTTTCGGCCGGGTCTCGTCGGCCTTCGTGAGCCAGTTTCGCGATGGCGACGTAGAGCGCGTTCTGCCCCTCGCGGAAGGCGCCGTAGAGCAGCGCCTGTTGCGGATCGACGCCGAGTTGCGTCACGAAGATCACGCGGTCGATCGTTGCCGCCTTCAGGTGACCGAACAGCAATCGGCCGTCTTCACTCTCCAGAATGCGAGCGGTGGCCTCGGCGAGGCGCCGGCGCTGTTCCGCATGACCGGAGAGCGCGGACTTGTCGTTGAAGAGCGCTTCCGCCTTTTCGAACCAGTCCCAACCGGCATTGGCCGCGCTGGAGATCAGGCTTTGAACGTCGATCATGCGGCCATCTCCGGAGGTAGTTCTGCGTTCTGGGGCGAGAGGGGATCGGCCGCACCGGCGGCGGCGCCCTGCGCAGCCGACTGCACGGCCATGGCGGCGGCCTGTTGCGCCTGGCGATCGGCGACGATCTTCGCGCGCTCGTCGTCGGTCGGGATCAGCTCTCGGTCGATCCCGAGCAGCTCGGCGATGCGCATCAACGCCGGGACGAATTTCGCCGCCTCGTCGCGCCGGTCACCGAGCAGGGTGGTGACCATCTCGAGATACTGCGTGATCGCCTGCGCCTTCGACGCCGCGCGCGCCAACGCCATCGGCGACGAGATCCTGACTTTGACCAACAACTGGTCGATCGGCGGCGCGAAGGCGAAATAGCCCTTGTCGTAACCGATCTCGATCACGCGGCGCACCGCCTGAATGTTGATGCCGTTGACCAGGCGCCCGAAGGCGCCCTGATGATCGGATGCGAGCCGCTTCATCCGCTCGAGGATTTCCGTCGCCGAGCGCACCGCCGCCGTATCCGGGGGGAGGCCCTGATCCATCAGGATCGACTTGGTCGACATCCTGAATTCGTTGAGAACCAGGTTGTTGAGATCGATGCGCGGATCGGGGAAGCGCTGAACCGACGGACCGAGCGGACCACCGTTGCGCGCGACCTTCCAGAACGCGCCGGGATCGAGAGGGGCGTTGTCCGGATTGAAGACGCCGTCGTCGATCGCCGTGTAGATGCCGAGCATCGCGATCGCACCGGCCATCAACGATATCTGAGCCGCCTTGTTCAGCGTCTTGACGGTCGGCATTGCGAGATTGCCGAGGCCTCGCCCGTAGACCTCACCCGGAAGCCGGAAATATTGCCCGATGATCCACGGGCACGTACGGCTTTCCTCTGTGAAAATGGCCGTTTTTCCATTTTCCTTGGCCCAAACGGTGAAGATCCACCGGTTCTTTGTTCTATCGAGGACGCAATCCTGATGAACGCAGATTTCATTCGATGGCTTTTCTTCGGATTTCTTCTTGAATTCTTCCGAATATGATCCTTCCGGCCAGGTGTCTTCGATGACGCGATACGAGAATTTACGCGTCCAGAATATGCCGCCGATCGTGCTCTTGGGACCGGGTTCGAACATCAGCTCGTCGGTGGAGACGGCCTGAAAATCGGCGTATCCGTCCTTCGCGGGCGTCGCCAGGATTGCGCAGTCTCCGGCGAGCAGATCGAAGCAGGCCTCGGAGAGCGCCGTATCCCATGAACCGTCGAGGAACGCCGCCGAGGTGATCCTGGTGATGCCACCGAGGACGGCGGCGAGCGCTTCGTTTTCCTTCTTCACCGCCGGGTCGAATTCGGCCCGCGCCTTGAGCACCGGGCCGACCTCGAGCGCGTAGTTGTCGCCGCCGATCGACCACAGATCTTCGTGCAGCTTGCCCGCGAAATGCGCCGCGCTCTCGTAGGCCGTACTGTCGAAGACCTTGTCGACGCGCTTCGCCCCCTTGGAGCTGTTGCGACCGGAATGACGGTAGGGCAGGAGGAAGTCGTTGACCTCGTCTCGCAGCGGCTGGATCAGTTCGCGATCGGGCGTCGCCGCCTTGCGGCGCGCCTCCATGTCATCGACGGATCCGATCGCGTAGCGCGCCATTCTCAGCCCCCCAGGGTCGCGACGCCGGGCGCGCCGATGGCGGTGAGCAGACGCCGCCCCTTGTTCGCCCGCGACGTCGTCGACGCGGCGGCCTGATCGACCTGAGCCTGTTCGTTGGCGAGCGTCGCCAGCGCCTGGCGCTGGCTCTGCGCCGACTGCTGAGCCGCGATTTCAGCCGCATTCGACGAATTGTCCGAACCGCCGAAAAGGCTCTTGATCACGTTACCCATGGACCCACACCTCATGACCGGCCACGATCGAAAAGGGCTCGTATCCGAGAGCCCGGGCGATGCGCCGTCCCGCGTCCGATCGCACCACCGCGTAGATCCGATCCTCGCCGTGTTCGGCGAGCGTCAACCGAACGAGACGCACGATCTCGAGCATTCTCTTGCCGGCTCTCGGGTGCACCCAGAACCACGTTTCGAGCCAGTCGCCGTCGCGCACGTATCCACCGACCACGAGGGCGCCCTCTCGATCGCGGATCGCATGCGACGGCCCCGCGTCGAGCTGGCGCCGGCCGAGATGCCACAGTTCATGCGAGGATCGGCCGAACACTTCGGCGAGATCGACGATCGTCGCCGGGCTCGCCAAGACGAGATCAGCGATCGAAGACATTGAACCATTCCTTCTTGGCCGGCCGGTCGCCCCAACCGCCGCCGGAGCGGCCGAACCGGCCCGCCCTCGACGCCTCTCCGATCACTCCGGAGCGCCCCTTCCATCCGAGCACCCCGTACTGCAGGGCGTCGTGCGGATGGGAGGCCTCGTTCTTCTCCGGAACCTCGGTGAAGCGCTCGGTGTTGCCAACGCGCACCTTGGTGTAGCGATAGGCGGAGACGAAGCCCTTGCGGATGGCTCGACAGGCCGGCGAGACGATGAGCCCGGGCGTGCGCCCGTCGATCGTCACCAGGAGCGACGACGTCACCGCCTCGAGGCGGAGCGCAATCTCGTTCGATCCACCCCCCGGCATCTGGATCGGCAATCCGAGCGACTGTTGCACCGTCTCGACCCACGTCATTTCGCCGCCGAGCTGATCGGCACCGACGAACGCGGCCGGGTCGGCGTAGACCGTGATGCGGGGTACGCGCTGATAGCGATCGGCGAGCAGGACGAGCAGCATCTCGGCGAAGCGCTTGGCGCCGAAGCCGTGTCCCGGAACGAGCTCGTCGAGAACCCGGATCTGCCCTGTCGGCATCGGTTGGATGATCACGGCCGCCGGCGTCAGACCGGCGTCGAGACCGATGACGATCGGCAGATCCGGATCGGGATCGAGGACGCGATCCGCCATGTGGCGGGTGACGTCGAAGCACTCGTAGACCGGCTTACCGTCGCGCGACGGCCCGAACTTGTTGTGAATGAACCGGTCGATCCACCACGCCTTGCCCTTGTTCTGCTCGACGAGGTCGGCGTAGTAGCCGGCGGTGAGGTTCTTCTGGTTTTCGGCCTTGTCGGACAGCCCCGACGGTTGAATGAACAGCCGGTGGCCGCCATCGCCCTTGAAACCATGGGCGACCGGTGTCGCGCCCTCGACGAAGTCGGCATAGATCCAACTGTCCGTATCGGGAGCGTTGATGTCTCCGATCAGCTGGCGAGGCATCGACTGGCGCAAGGCCTCGTCGGAAAGCAACCCACCCTGAAACGGTCGCAGGCGTCCGCCGAGATACATCTTCGCCGAGACGTCCATCAGGTCCGCCTCGTTCATCCAGGCGAACGAACCCTCCCAGCCGCGCAGCACGTCCTCGATACGGTGAGATCCGAGCGCCGCGAACTCGGTGATGACCTCCAATCGACCACGCTTCGTTTGGAGCTTGAGCGTGTGGACGGCCGGGCGATCGTTGCCGCCCTGCCAGTCGGAGCCTGGGTAGTCGGCGCCGAACCACTGGCGCCACGACGCCAGCGTCGTCTTTTCCAGGGTGCGGAAACTATCGCGGACGACGATCGCCTTGCAGCGGATCACCCCGTCGTTGCAGACGGGCATGGCATGCGCGAAGGCGAAGCGTTTGAAGATCGCCGACGTCGTCTTGCCGGAGCCGAAAGGCCCCATGATGAAGGAAATGCGCGACCGATCGGCGATCCAGGCGCCCGCGACCGGCCCGGGCGGGACGAAGCGACGCAGGCTGAGGGAGGCGGTGGCGGACGTTTCCATGGCGCCGATCGTCGCGCCACCCGGCACCCGTCAACCGCGCCACCCCCGCACCCCGAGACCCGGAGGGGATGAAACCCCGCCCCACCCCCGGCGACTTGACCAAAACGCCGATTTCTGATCGGTGTGAGAGCAAGCACCCCTCGGGGGGGAGGGGCCCCCCTCTTCGGGGGAAGAGCCCTCCGGAGCGGCAAAATCTGGTGGTTGACGGCCCGTTAACCTGAAAACCCAGGTAAGCAGTTGAAAAATAAGGTCTTTCAAATGTGGTGCGACACCTCGCCATGCGACGAGTGCCGCGACGCACCGCTAAGGCATTGAAATCACTCAATCGCCATCCGACCACACGCCCTCGATCGACAGCGCCTCGTCCGCGACGTCCTCGTCGCTCTGCTCGGCCCCGCCCGACAGGATCATGACCGCCAGACGATCGCCCTTGTCGACCTTGGGCGGCACCTTGGCATGGACGAAGGGCAGGAGATCCCGCCGCACCGCCGCCTGGAGGCGCACGACGTCGATCAGCGAGGGCCGATTTTCTGGGTCGTGCTCGCCGAACCACGCCCACAAGTCGAGCGGATCGGCCGAGGCCAGCTCGGCGAGGCCGGCGGCGGGATCGCGGTATCCCTTGGCCGCGAAGTAGCGGGCGAGCGTGGTCGACCGCTTGCCGACCGCGCCCTTGGGCCGACCGCCGCGCGGCTGAGGCAGGGTCGAGGCGACGTCGGCGCCGGCCGGCGGCAGCACCTCGCCGAACAGATCCGCCGCAGGCGTCACGCCGCGCCCGCCGCCGACATCGCCGTCGGTGCGAGACGCCACCCCCTCGATTTGCGACCGGAACTCACCCTTTTCGCCCATGCCTTTGTTTTTCCCTCGTTTTTTACTCTTCCGGATCGAAAACGACCCCCTTCGGCCGATGTCCGACACCCTGCCGTGAGACACCTGCTCGCCAGTGTCCCGCCCGTGTCTCGCCCTGTGTCTCAGGCGAAATGCCCGTGAAACCAACGAGATGAATACACCTGAGACACTGGTACACACGTCTCTCCCTACGCGTACGCCCGCGCGCGCGTGCGATCGCACATACGTGAGGGACATTCGAGTGTCCCGGTGTACCAACTCACGATTTCCTTTGTTTATCAGCACCTTGCGCTGAGACACCGGTGGGACACTCACGAGACACCATCGACGTGGTGTCTCACCCCTCACCCGGTCGCCGCCGCGACGCACCGCCACCGTGTGACCGTGTCACGCCCGACCCCGTGTCAACTGCTCGCCAGCCGGCCGAGCATTGGATGCAGGGCGTGCGTCGGTCGGCGCCGGCTGGCGAGCTCCGTGCTGCGCGGGATCGTACGCACGGCCGATCGAATTGCGCTCGACGCCCCGCGCGGCGCGACCGCATAGTCTGCAACAGGGCCGGGGGTAGAAAAGTTGGAGACATGAGCATGGCGGCGCAGAACGAGGGCTGGGGGTTGCTGTTCGTGGTCGTCCTCGTGTGGGCGTTGCTGCCCGATCGCTGTACCTCGCACGTCATGTCGGACGGCGACGTTCGTGTCGGCGAGCATGATGATGAAGGCGGGGAGGTGGACGAGGAGGGCGACGAGGCAGAGACGCCGGCGGCGCCCACATTCGGTGGCCATCCTTGCGCGGTCGATTGCAGCGGACACGCTGCAGGCTTCCTATGGGCGAGGGATCGCGGGAAGACGAACATCTTCGACTGCTACGATGGCGGCAGCCGCTCGTTTCAGGATGGGTGCACCACCTATTTCAATTCACCTCGCCGCGATCCGACGATCGACGACCAGGGACGGCCGATCGCCCGGCGCTAGACGTGACGCAACGAAAGTGGCGTGTATCCTCTATTTGTTGCAATCAACGATTCGGAGACGCCCATATGGTCGCCAGATGCCCGAAATGCGAAGCGCCGCTCACCTCCGCCAACATCGACAACCTGCCGCTCGAAGACCGAGGCGGGGGCAGGACGTGGCATGGAGCAGTCATCACGTGTCCGCGGTGCTCGAGCATCCTCGGCGTCTCGATCGATCCTCTGAAGATCCAGAGAACCATCATCGAGGAGGTCAGGAAGAGCTGATCCGCTCTTCCGGCGCCGCGCCGATCGCCGTCTGCCTCTCGATGACGATCGGCCGCAGATAGGTCGTCTTCACCCGCCCTCCCAATCGTTCGCCACGCTATGGGCGACGAGGGCTCGGGTGAGGGCGACGGCGGCGGTCGCCCCTCCCCATTCGCCGCGCCCTTCGATCGATGCCAGCACTCCGGAGCGCGCGCCCCGACCACCTTTCAGCCGCCATTCGAGCCGGCGCGCGTCGACGAGGCGGACCGCGTCTCCCAGGAACGTGGTCGGCATAGGCATTGCCACCCACCGTGACGTGGATCGGTCGAAGAGCGCATAGCGGCGACGCAGCTTTTCGGCCGGCAGGCCGAGCGCCTGTAAAATCACCATGTCGAGATCGGCATCATATCCAGACACTCCGCCGAGCAGCGCAACGAGTTGCATCTTGTTCATCGCCCGCCCTCCCGCATCGCGGCTTCCAGAGCAGACCGCATTGCGACACGCCAACCCTTGCGGTCCCTTGTGCCTCCCGCCGCGACGAGCGCAGTCAGAGCCGCCTCGACCTGTGCATCCGTCACCTCGGGTCGGACGACCACGCCGCTCTTCGCCACGACCTTCGGGAGCCACCCGTCGCAGATCTCTCGGTGCATTTCGGCCCGAGCACATCCGTGCAGGTCCGGCGCATGACGCGAGATGATTTCTTCGAGTTGCTCGAATTCTTCGTCGTCGATCTCGATTTTCGCGCTCATCGCCCGCCCTCCCGTGCCACCGCGTCCGCGCGGTCGATGCGCTCGATCTCGGCGAGGCAGAGCGCACATGCTTTGACGAGATCCTGGCGCGGCGTGGTCGGCTTGAACCACTTCAACGCCCACTTGGGCCAGAGCTTCGGGACGGTTCGAGCTCCTCCCGGCACGGTCCTGAAGAGGCCCGGCCGCGCCGCGCTTTCGCAGTAGGCACCCGCCGCAGCAGCCATGGCGCCGGGCGCATGCTTATCATCGTGCTCCGCCGTCCAGCCCTCGACCTCGATCTGACGACGTCGTTCGGCGAGGACGTCGGCCGCACCAGCCGAAATGACGTGGCCACCGCCGGCGAATTCAACAAATACGGTCGGCATCTCACTCTCCCTTCTCGATGTAGATCTGCCCGATCGACCGATCGGCGACGAGTTGGTCGAGCGAGCGCCAGTCGGGCCCGTCGGCCCGGACGGGATTGCCGGGACGCTCTTCGACCATGTGGACGCAGGCGACACCGGCTTCCTTCCATTTCTCGATTTCTTTCCGGATGTACGTCGTCTTGCCGCAGGCGCGCGGACCCGAGACGATGATCACCTTTCCCGAGGTGGCCCGATCGTGTTCGATGCTCAGATGGCCGTATCGATAGGTCATTCCTCTTCCTCCTCTTCCAACAGCGCCCACCACCGATCGAGGTCGATCATGGTGCAGCGCATCTGTTCGCCGTTGATGCGGAGCTTGTTGATTTCCTTGTCGGCCGAGACGATGCCCGACGCTTCCGGCGCCTGGCGCATGGCGCCGCCCCATCCGCCCTTGGCGCGCACCGACGAGCCCCAGGCGGTGCCCTCGTAGATCCGGCCGAGCTGATCTCCTTCGTTGGGCACGCCGAGCCACCACCCCTCGCAGCCTTCGACCCAGCCGTGCCGCGCCGGCGCGCCCTTCTTCGGCGCCCCCTTGGCACGCAGACCGAGGCCGACGTCGGCGAGCATGCGCTTCACCTCGGGAACCGATTGCGTGCTCTCGTTCGGCTCGCGTAGCCCCTCGAGGAGACGGCCGACCGTCGTCGTCGCGCCGGCGCGCCAGATCTCGATGCGGGCGCCGAGCAGGTGGCGGATGGCGCCGCGCCAATTGGAAATGTCGTGGCCCTCTTCGGCGACCGCCGCGCGGCCGACGAGGTGCGCCCACCCGCGCAGGTCCTCGTACGGCAGGCCCGCCGCATCGAGCCCGGCGTCGCCGAGCATCATGTGGGCCAGCGCCAGGGGGACGCCGTAGGTCTGTTGTCCGCGCGGTTCGTGCCCGGCCTCGCGCAGCATCGTGCGATACTCGTCGAAGAGGCCGGCGAATTGATCCCAGGCGTCGGCGATCCGCCGCAACAGGCGCGGCCCGATGGTGTCGATCGCCTCGATCACCGGCGCATTCTTGGCCTTTTCGGGATCGAGCGGCCGCAGGGTGAGGAGGAGGAAGCGATTGACGTCCTGTTGCTCCATCACCGGTCGGTTGATCGCCGCGAACATGAAGCAGGAGCGCAGCTCGAAACTGACGCCCTTGTGATCCGCGCCACCTCGCAGCATCTGGCCGTCGTCGGACGAGGCCGAGCGGGCGAGCTTGATCATCTCGCGCGATCGATCGCCCTTGGCGTCCGCCTCCATCTCGTCGAGCACGACGGGCCGCGCCTCGTACTTCATGCGCTGATAGACGCCGGCCGGCGTGGCGTCGGTCGCATGCACCAGGATCGGGCCGATGATGTCGGCGACGAGGCCGAGGAACGTCGACTTGCCCGAGCCGGATGGACCGTCGACGAACGCATGCGGCCGCCACGGCAGCGCGGCCGAGACCAGCATCGCGCCGATCTCGCCGAGCGCCAGCACCGGGTCGATCTTGCCGCGGCGCCAGTTGAAGGTGCGGAACGCCTCGAGCAGGGCCGGCGCTGGATTGAGCGCGTCGTCGACCGGCTCGGACCAGGGCCGGGGCACCGGATCGGCGGCGACGTAGAAGGTGCGGTCGATCTCGCCGACCGGCTCCATCTTGCCGCCGTGGAAGAGCGCATCGCCGCAATGGACGATCAGCCGGCCGTCGCCGTCGCGCCAGGAGCCGCGCCCGCGAATGCGATCCTCCGGACGCCATGTGCCCTTACGGCTCGCCGCCGTCCAGAAGCCTTCGCGCACCATCTCGGCGCGCCAGGTGTCGACGATCCACAGCTCGTCGCCGTTCTCGTCTGTGCCCGCCTTCTTCAGACGCGGGAAGGCCCAATAGAGCCAGAGCTGGCGGTCGCCGAACAGCGATTGGATGGTCGCCTGACCGAAGGGTGTCGCCTCGATCCGCCTGAGCTCGCCGTCGACGTCGATCACCCACAGTCCGTCGCCGTCCTTGCCGAGCACCTGGACGGGACACTCGTGTTCGGTCGGCAGACCGAGATGGTTCGGCAACCACTTGCCCGGCTTGATCGGCACCAGATCGCCCGAGGCGAGACGATGGAAATAGGGCTCGCCCTTGTTCGGATCGACGCCGCGCTTGGCCTTGGTCAGCCGGATCTTGTCGAGCCCGGCGCGCGCGATCTCGCGCACCTGTTCGACGCCCTTCTTCCCCTTGGGGGAGGCGAAGGGAACGACGGTCTCGTCTTCGGGCGGGCGCGGGGGATCTTTGGCCAAGGGATCTTATCCGAGAGGAGGAGCGGCGGCGCGGACGCGAGACCTTTCGCGCCGCCGCGTCTTGCCCGAGGGCAGGGGAGGAGATCAGGCGGGGAGCTTGCGACCACGGCCGGGGGCGGGGGCGACGGGCTCTTCGGCGCCGGCCTCCTTCGCGTCGATCGCCGCGTCGACCTCGGCGACGGTCGGGTCGGGGTCGGGCACGTCGGGGTCGAAGTCCGCGCCGTCGGGACCGGGACCACAGGCCGAGCCGTCGCCCATGTCGACGCCGGGATCGATGCCGAGCGACGCCATCTCGCCGATGATGACCGTCCCGGACGCCCCACGGATCTGCGAATGCCCGCCCTCGTCGTCGCCTTCGCCTTCCTCTTCCTCGCTCTCTTCCTCGCCCTCGTCTTCGCCGACGTCGTCGATCGACAGGGCTTCGTCGGCCGGCGCCTCGCGATGCGCGCTCGCCAGGATCCGCGACGCCGCCGCGACCGCCTCCACACGATACGGATCGGTCTCGGAGAGCGGCTTGTGCTGCTCGTAGATCGTCCCCTCGAACTTGCGCGGCCCCATCTCGATCACGAAGGCCGGTTCCACCGCCGTCGGGAAATGACGATCGAGCACCGGCGCCAACGCGTTGTACTGGAGGGCGAGCAGATCGAGCGCGGCACGGCGCGCGGGCGCCAGGTCGGACCAGGCCACCGCCCGCGGTTCTTTTTCTCCCGCCTCGCCGCTCAGCCACTCGCGGATCTTGTTCCACAGCACCTCGCCGCTCGGCGAGCGCCGGCGGCAATAGTCGACGATCAGATCTTCGAACCGCAGGACCCAGCGGAGAGACCGGACCTCCTCCGTTACGATCTCGCGCGGCGTCTTCTTCATGGCCAACCGTTCCGTGATTTCAGTCGCGGTCACCGGGTTGTTTTCAGCATCCATCACCATCACCTCACCATGTCGTTGAAGTCCTTCGCCCCGCCGATCGCCGAGATTTCCTCGACCGGCTTGCCGAAGCTCCGGAGCCGCGTCATCGCGCGGTCGAAGATCTCTGCCGCTTGTGGCTTGCCCCAATCGTTGTCGCGCGCCACCAGCCAGCTCTCGACGCAGGCGAGGTCGGGCATGTGGAGCAGACCGGAGAGGGAGCCGGCGGCAATCGTGCGCAGTTCCGGTGTGGCGAGCGCGAAGGTGGCGGCGTCCTCGACGCCCTCGCCGACCAGCGCCGGGCCGATCAGCCCGTGCTTCGCCGCACCCTCGGGCGTCATGCGCGTGTCGCCGCGCGCCACCCGGATCACCAGACCCTTGGTCTTCGGGAACATCAGCTTGGGCTTCTCCACCGGCGCCTTGCCGCGCCCGTCGGGGGCGAGGAAGGTGCAGTGGATAGCGCGCGCATTGCCGCGCCCGTCGACCATGCGCGACACCAGCGCCGGGAACACCGGCCCGCGCCGGATCTTGCGGCCGGTCTCGTCACGCTCCGCCCCGCGCCACCATTCGAGCCCCGGGTGAAACCGGAACCATTGGTGCTCGAGCCAGGGCATCGCGCGCAGCTCGAGGCCGCGATGGGCGAAATAGGTCTCGACCAGCGTGCCGGAGATGCGCGGCACCGCCGCCTCGAAAATGTCGCTCGCCCAGGCGCGCGCCCGGATCTCGTCTTCCGCCTCGCGCGCCGCCTCGGTGATCTGTTTCGACCGCGCCTTCTCGTCGAGCACTCGCCGTTCCGCGTCGCTCATGCGGCGGATGCCGTAGCGATTTTCCGCCCAACGGACGACCTCCATCCGATCCCACCCCTTGAGGTAGGCGACGAGGTCGACGACGTCGCCGCGATCGTCCGAGGCAAAGTCCTTCCATGAGCCGGGAACGCCGGTCTTCCACACGACGAAGGAGCCGGCCGTCTTGTCGGCCCGGCGCGGATTGCGCGCCGTCCAGGTCTTGCCGCCCGAGAGCACCGCCCCCGGCAGCAACTCGCGCACCAGCAACGCCACGTCGCGTTGCAGGAAGTCCTTCACCACGGCGAAGCGAGTGGGAGGGCTCATGACGCCGACCCATTCGCATAGATGGACCAGAGCTGAGCAGCGCCGCCGAGGAACAGCAGAGCGAGCATCGCGACGAGGGAGGCCGCAACGATGGTCGGGAGGGACCTCTCGACGATGAAGATCACGAAGATGAGGGGCCGGAGCATCACTCCCTCCCCCGACAGATCTGGCGACCATCGGCGGCGAGGCGCTGGATCGCGGCCCGCACGGCTCGCGCGACAGCGCGCCCCATCGCATAGGGGACACCGTTGCCGACGGCTCTGATCTTCGCCTCGACGGTGAAGCCGGGGAGATCGAAATCGGGCGGCAAACCCTGAAGCCGACAGTGATCTCTGAAGACGGCCGACGTCTTGAAGCCCATGTGGCTGAGACCATGACCGCCCTTGCGACGTCGATCGGCTCTTCTCTCGGCCGGCGATTTGGTCGGATCGTTTCCACCCGACGCGAGCGCGGCCGGCTCAGGGTCGGGACGATGCAACGCCAGCGTTTCCACACGAAAGCGCCGATCGCCGTATGATCCGAACGAGAAGCGGCGAAGGCGCATCGTCTCGCCGCCACACCAATGGTCACGCACCAACTGCTCCGCCACTCGATAGCCGGCAACGGACGGCAACGGGGCTTCCGGGACGTTCTCCATCAGGAACCAATCGGGTTGCGCCTCGGCGACGACGCGTTCAAATTCGGGGATCTGGTTGATTGCCCGGGTGCCGCCGTTGATGTGACGCATCTGCGATGCGAACTGACACGGGGGACCGCCGATGATCCCGTCGAAACGACCGACGGGCACCGAGAAGCGTCGGATATCACCGCCCCACAGCAGGTCGGGCCCGCGCACGACACAGAACCCTTCGTCTTCGAACGCGCGATCGAGCAGGCCGACGCCGGGGAAGAGCGACAGAACGAGCATCAATCCCTCCCTCGCTCGGCGTCGTCGACGCGCGCCCAGGTGAGCGACCCGGCGACGACGATGCCGATCGCCGCGCCGAGAGTGACGGCGCCGCAGAGCGCCGCGACCAACAGCAGTCCCGACATGCTCACCTCCCCAGGCGCACCGCCGCCGCCACGCGCTCGATCAGAGCGTCGGTGGCCGCGTCGTCGCGACTGTCCTCGATTTCGCGGAGCACCTTGCTCACGCCCTGTTTCGTGATGCCGGCGAGCTCGCCGGCGAGCGTCATCGGCAGGTTGGCCTCGGTGACCGCGAGATAGAGCGCCCGCCCCCGTGCATTGGCCTGTGCCCGCCACAACGGATCGTTCGGCCGGTTGGCGCGCGGATCGGCCAGCACCGCCGGCAGAGGCGCCAGTCCCATCTCGGCCGCGACGAGCCCGAGCACGCCGCGATAGCCGAGCGAGAGGATCGGACCCGCTTCGAGCCGCGCCATGGTCAGCCCTCCCGATCGAGATCGGCGAGCCGGGCGAGGCCGGCAGGGGTGATCCGCCACATGGATCGAGGCTTGCCGTCGATCAAAATCCGCACGTCCCAGATCAGCGCTTCGCGCAGAAGTCGTTCGGAGACGCCATGGTTCACGCGGTAATGCTCGATCGGTCTGACGGCGAGATCGCGCAGAACGGCGATCGTGGCGGGCCGCAGCGGGTGGAGCCTGGTCGGATCGGGAGTACCGCTCACCATGGTCACACCCCCTCGAGATCGAGCGTGTTGCGTTCGATCGCCTTGAGAGCCGTTGCCAGCTTTCGCAGGGTGGACGGGCGCGGGGTCGAGCCCTCGACGATCCGGAACCAGGTGCGCGGCGAGATCGCCGCCCGGCCGCACAGCGCTTCGATGGAGACCTTCATCTCCCGTCGCCGCGCGTCGATCCGACGAAATTTTTCGGCCTCGCCGGATCGGTTGTCGAACGCCATGGCGTTTCGTCTCGGCGCGATCGGGATCATGCGGAGACCGCCTTTCCGGCGGCGTTCTCGCCCTGCGACGCCGGCGCCATCAGGCGCGCCAACGCCGCTTCCATGACCTCTTCGGCGGCCGCCTGGAGCTTCTTCCACATGGCGGCAGAGGCGGCGTCCTTCGACACCTTCGCCAGCCCACGCGCGCGCATCGCCGTCTCGGCGGGGAGTGCCGTCGCGATGTACTCATCACCCACCACGAAACCGAAGTGGTTGAGGGCATTGTATGCCGAGGTAACGGCCGCATCGTCGGTGCCGGCGAGGGCGAGGAGAAAGTCCGCCAGATAATTGGCCTCGAGGTCGCGGTAGAGCTTCTGGCGGTGCTCCGCCAATGAGGGTTCATGCATGTTCAATCTCCTTTCGGCTGCTCCACCGTCTCGAGCACCGCGACGAGGGCGGTGGCGAGCACGAGAATGGTCTTGGGATGGGCGATGACGCGCACGTCGCCGCTGATCGCCCGTTCGGCGGTGCGGCGCATGTCGTCGAGGCGGAGGGGCGGGAACAGCGTCCGCCCGGCCTCGCCCCGATCGATGCGCCCTTCGGCGAGGCCGATCAGCCCGTCGTCGGTCTCATAGACCGCGCGCGCCTTGCCGTTGCCGGTGTCGAAGGCGGTGATGACGCGGACCGGAATGTCGTTGCTCATGGCCGCACCTCGCCGGAGACGGCGCGTGCCATCTGTTCGAGCGTGTCGCCGACGAGCCGACGTTCCTCGGCGGCGATCGCCGCTTCGATCTTCAGCAGCGTCGAGGCGAGATGCTCGCCGGAGCCGCGAAGCACGCGATGGACGGTGCCGCGATCGACCCCGGCGAGGATCGCCAGGCCTTTCACCGACAGGCGGATGCGCTTTCGACGCGCATTGAGATCGATGGGACGCTGCGGCATCCGATCCTCACCGTGTTGCACTTATGACGCTTATGTGCAACACGTGTGGTGATTCGTGATGTTCTGTCAAGCGGCGAACTCGTGTGATGTATCAACTCGTCGGTGGAAATCTCGGAGCGCATCGTCCGTTGCACCATTGCATCGGAGGATCCCCCATGTTCCAGCGCGTGACATCGCTCGGCGCCGCCGCCGTTCGGCCGACCCCTTCGGAGCGCAAGGCCGCGCTGCGGGAGGCGCATCAGAAGTTCGCCGCCGAAGCGCTCCGCCTCACCGGACTGACGCAGAAGGCCCTCGCCGAGGCCGCCGGCTTCGATCGCACCGTGCTCTCCCGTCTCTTCTCGGAGGCGCACGACAACGTGCTCTCGCCGATCGTCATCGAGAAGATCTGCACTCTCACCGGACAGACGGCGCCCGGCGCGGCCGTCGTGCCGGCGCCCGCGCCGCGCCGGGAGATCGGCCGGCCGAGCGTGCGGCGCGATCTGCCCGATGCTCTGCCCTTCGCCGCCAACGACGACGTCGACCTCGACGCCATCGTCGCGGCGATCATCGGCCGGCGCCGCGAGTGCGACGCGTGGATGGTGGCGACGGACACGCTCGCCGGCCTCGGATTGCGCGCCGGCGACGTCGTCTTCGTCGATCGCGCCTGCCCTCCGGTCGACGGCGACGTCGTCTTCGTCCAGCTCTACAACTGGGATCAGACATGGGCGGGCACGGTGTTGCGCATCCTCGATCGCGGCCGTCTCGTCGTGCCCTGGACCGGGCCGGGATCGCCGGAACCGATCGAGACCACCGGGCCGATGTCCGGCAATCTGGCGATCATGGGGCCGGTGGTGCAGTCGTTCCGCCCGCGTCGCCACTCGCAGATCATGCCGGCCGAGGCGTGACGCTTTTCCGTGCGACGTAATGGTTGACGGAATACCACACTTGTGTTGCATCTTGTGACGCACGATGCATTTGCGTCGTTCGGAGGTGCAACACATGCAACAGTCGACAGCTCTCGCCGTCGCGGCGCCGCGCGATCCGCTCACATGGGGAACGGACGACGTCGCCCACGCGCTCGGTATCACCCCGTCCGCCTTCCGCGCCCGCCGCGTCGCCCTCGAGGCGCAGGGCTTCCCGCGCCGCCTGCCCGCCTTGCGCGCCCGATGGTCGATCGAAGCGGTGCGCGCCTGGATCGCCCTCGCAGGGACGGAGGCGTGATCATGGCCCACCCGAACAAGCTCACGGCCGCGCAGGCCGCCGCCCTCGCCGCCGCCCGTCGCGGCCCGCTGTTCCGCCGGCGCGCCTCCTGGGGGCGGGCCGGCCTGCTCGGCACCATCGCATCCGCGACCGTCGACGTCCTCGTCGGTCGCGGTCTCCTCGAGCGCGCGACCACACGTCACGGCGTCCCGATGGTGCGCCTCACCGATGCCGGCCGCGACGCCGGCGAGGGCCGGCTCAACGGCGCCCGTCGGCTCGTCGAGCAGATCGAGGCGGCGCGCGAACTGCACGAGAGGATCGCCCCATGATCGATGCGAACCATCCTGCACTCGCAGGTCTGCGTCTCAGCGCCCGGCGTCGTCTCGCCGATATTGTCAATCACGCAACCGAAGCCGGGCGCCTCAATCGGTCCGACGTCATGCGGATCGGAGAGGTCAGTCGGCCCCAGGCATCGGCCGATATCTCCAAAATAATCGAGCGATTTCCGGGTTTTGTGGCCTTCGACAAAAGCGCGAAGACCTACGTCGTTCAATGTGAGGTGGCCCCATGATCCGGCTTCATTCGACCCCGGGTCCGATGCGGCCGGTCACCTTCGCCGAGGTCGACCTCGTCACCCTCGGCGGCGTTCCGATCGGCTCGATCTCGCGCCTCGCTCTCGAGGAGACCGAAAAGCTCGATCGGCAATGGACATGGTTCGTCGTCATGAACGGCGCCTTCCATGCCGGCCGATCCGAGAGCCGCGCCGAGGCGCGCACCGCGATCGACGCGGCCGTGCGGTCGCTCGGAGGAGGAGGCGGGCATGCGCAAGGTTGACCGCCGCCGTCCGTCGCGCGCAGTCTCCTCCCGAACCGGAGGGCGAGACATGGGTACGGTCGAAGTGAGGATCCCGCATTGCGTCTGGCGCGACGGCCGTCCTCGGTTCTCGCCCGGCCCGAAGCTCCGGGCCCTCGGCTTCGCCGGCCGCGATCTCTGCGACGTCCCGGTGAAGGAGGCGAAGCGGCGCGGCGTCGAGCCGCGATGGTGGAGCCTGGAGGAGGTCGGCCGCTGGATCCGCACCGATCTTCTCCCCGCCGTCGCCGCCGCCGAGGAGCGTCGGAGGGGTGACGCGATCCGCAAGAAGGTGCGCGGCCGTCTCGGCGCCGCCCACACGTCCGGCCCGACCGTCGCCGACCTGGTCGAGTGGGCGAAGACGCGCGGCACCGTCTCCGGCGACGCGCTGCGGCCGGCGTCGGTGAAGTTCTACGGTCACATGGCCGATGCCCTCGCCGCCGAGGCTCCGGACGTGTGGACCTGTCCGGCGCGTGCGGTGCGTACGGCACAGATCTATCGCGCCCTCGAGGCGATCCGAGATCGTCGCTCGCTGCACGTCGCCGTCGGCATTCGCGCCCTGCTCGCCCGTTCCTGGCGCGAGGCGGTGCTCGTCGAGTGGGGCGGTATCACCACCAATCCGACCGAGGGGTTCGCCCTGCCGACGCCCAAGGGCCGGCTGAGAGCGGCGACGGTCGCCGAGGTGCGAGCGCTCGTCGCGGCGGCAGACGCCCTCGGACGCCCCGAGATCGGCGATTGCATCGTCATGGGCGCTACCACCGGGCAGAGGCAGGGTGACCGTCTGGCGCTCGAGGCGACGGCGATCCGTGACGGATGGTTGCAGGTGGTGCAACAGAAGACGGGCGCCCGTGTCGACGTCCATATCGGCGTCTGGTTGCGCGAACGCCTCGACGCCGCGGCGGCGCGGCGCACCGCCTGGACGGTGGCGCCACTGCACCTCGTCGTCAACGAGCGCACGGGCAAGCCCTTCGCCTCGGCGACCTATCTTTCGGCCTTCAACACCGTGCTCGCCGCCGCCGTCGCCGGCATCGTCCGCGATGGTGTCGAGATCCTGGCGCCGACGCCGACACTCGCCGGCTTCCGCGATCAGGATCTCAGAGACACGTGTGTCACGTGGTCGATCGAGGCCGGCATGACGGCCGAGCAGATTTCGGCCGTGACCGGTCACGCTCCGAAGTCGGTGCAGGAGATGATCCATCGTCACTACGGCGTGAAGACCCGCCCCCAGGCGAGGGCGGTGGCCGACGAGATCGACGCCAAGATCGCCCGCGAGAGCTGACCGTCGCACATGCGACATGCGACGGTCTCATGTTCTCACGACGTTCTCGTTGGTGCCCGGCAAATCACTGAGAACGAACGACGATTTACCGCCGCCAAACCGGCGACGGTTAATCGTTCCTTAACCAAGATCGCGCTCTGATCGCCCCGACGGTCGAATCCGCTTTCGTACGTCGTGCGGACGGTTCGATCGACCGAGGTCCGCTACTCTCCCTCGGACCTTCTCTCCCACGAGAGGAGACGACCATGGGCGACGTCATCACTTTCGCGAACCGGCACGGCGCTCCGGCGCACCGTTTCGATGGTATGGGGACGAACACGACCGCAGAGATCGTGCTCTTCACCGGCGTGACGATCGAACGCTGGCTCGAATGGCCGAGCGAGGTCGGCGATCAGCCGACCCTCGTCGATCCGAAGCCTCCGCGCGGCCGCCGTCGCCGCGCTCGACCCGGCCCGTGA